GAGTTTGACGAACGCCAGCGTACGGGAGCACCGAGGATGTCCACACCGTCCACCCTGACCTCGGTGATTGAGTTGTCTACGGCACCAGCAAAAGCACCAAAGTCACCGACATGCCTGACAGGTACGTAGTTCGGGTCGTTCGGGTCCGTGTCAAACGGGCTGATTTGGATGTTTGTAAAAAGCCCGTTGTTGTTGGTGATGTGGCCCTCAAACTCAAACACGACCATCAACCCGTTAGCCTCGGAACCCATCAGTGGGTCTGAGTAGATTGTGAGCGATGAGTAGTAGGTGTAACCAAGGACAATCCCGCCTGCTCCCATCACCCTGTTACGCCTGTTGTCTGCGGCGGCAAAGTAACCAGTGTCAATCGTCTTCTGGTTAATCATGTAGGCGATTGAGTTCGACAGCCGCTGGGCGTCGGTTTCTCCGCCTCCAGGTGCGGTGTAGAAATAGACTGGATTCGCAGACTGAAGGATGTCCTCGCCGTTGACGTAGATTCCCGTGATTCCTGGAAGGGTGGTAGCATTGATACTCATGCTTTTGCCCACCGAGCCGTTGCCGTTTGCTCCACCCGTGATGTCAAAAGAGGCGGACGAACGGATTTCTGGGATTCCCTTGACGGACTGAACAGACGTCAGCGGAGACGACGCAGACAGGTTCCCGTTGGTCGTCACAGACATGGTGAACTCGACGCCAGGAGGACCGATGACGGTCATGCCCGTAGGCGACACCGTGTACGTGTACCCAGTCGGCAGCAGCGAAGCAAGGTGCTGCAGGAACCCCTGGATGCTGCCATGGGACGCACGGAAGATGCCGTTGACGGAGTCATTGACGAGCACGCCGTTGTAGTAGCAGTAGCGGGCACCGTCGTTGAACTCGACGATGACGAACGGCTTGCCAGCGTAGGACGTGAACGACACGACCTTGGTCATGTAGAACGACGCACCGTCTGGGTGGATTAGACGCTGGTAGGTGATTCCGCTAGGGATGCCAGACGGGGTCGGAATAGACCCGAAGACGAACATCGTGTCTCCGCAGGCTTCCAGGCCGTACGTGCCAGCGGGCAAGGTACCCACGTGTACGAAAGCCTTGCGTCGCTCGATTTCGCCGCCACGGGTGATGTGGCAGTTGTCCAACTTGACCAGGTTCCCAGGCTTGGAGGTAAGGATGTTGCGTCTCGTATCGAGACCGCCGACGAAGTTCTCGATGACGAGGTAAGACATGGTGTTCAGCCCTGCGGATTAGGCATCTTGCCGCCCATCATTCCCCTGAAGCCCTTGCTGTCGCCGCTACCGCCACCGTAGGTGAACATCCCGCTTTTCATGGAGTTGCCCCGCAGGCGGGCGTAGTAGGAGGTGGCCAGGGCGGCCTTGGTGTCTGCGTCTGCGGCCTTGTTATGGGCCAGCATCTCGGCGGCTGCGAACAGGACGATGAGTTTATCGTCGAGGTCGCAGATGTCCGTGTCCATGACCAACGGCTTCAGGTTGCGGACGCCCTTGAATCGGATGATGGTGTCGTTGCTGGCGGGAATCGGCCAGACCTCGAACTGCACGTCGCCCGTGTGCTGCCAGCGTAGGACGGGGTCCTGACGCTCGCCTTCGTCCGAGTCCATGAAGTTGAACTGCTCGACACCGATGTCGTACCCGACGGTACGCCAGGTGGCGGAGTACTTCACGTCTGTCTGAAACACACGGTTGAAGTCCAGGTCAGACGGGAAAGCGTAGTACCGCTGTCCTGTCTGCATCGGGACATCCCTGTCGACGACCATGAACGGCCAGTCGAAGTCGTTCCACAGACGTTCCTGAGTGCGGGAGAGCATCAGGTTCATCGAGTGGACCGCATTGGTACCCATGGCGGGGTTAGCCGACGCACCGATTTCGGCACGCAACTGGTCACGCAACTGGGATAGAGACGTGCCCCGAGCCATGTTACTTGGTCTCCGAGAGGGGAGCGTCCTCGATGCCGATGTCAGACAGCATCTTCGGAAGGCTCGGATTCGCACCAGGGAACGCCTTGGATACGACTTCCTTGCCGTAGATGTTGGTCAGACGCTCCAGTTCCTTGTTGTTGCTGATGGTGGCGTTGCCTTCCAACTTTACGTCGGTGACAGAGCCGATGCCATGGATGGCGAACAGCAGGACGATTTCGGGGACGGTGACGCCTTCCTTGACCACGGTGTTACCCAGGTCTCCAGATAGCAGGACTTCGCAGGTGACGGTTTGCATACGCAGACAGTCAATCCCAGCAGGTCTGGTCTGCAAACAAAAAAAGAGGGGTGGCCGCAGCCACCCCTCGGGTTTTGTCTGTCAGACAGGATTAGCCCACCTGGTAGACGGCACAACCGTTGAGTTGCGTAGCCGTCAGACCGCCCGTCCAGGTCATCGCACGGTAGATGACGTACTGGTCATGCGGGCGAGCAGGGTTGTGGGTCTTCTTGTCCTCACCGTCCATCACCATCAACTTGATGTTGGACTCATCGATGAAGTAGATGTAGTCCGACTTGCCGAGGGCGTCGAGGGTGGGGTCGTAGACGAACTTACCGACGCCACGCATGCTGATGTCAGCCATGCCCAGTTCGGTCGAGCCGCTGTTGGTGAAGCCCTGCTGGGTGTAGATGCCCTTTTCGAAGACTTCTTCCTCCAACTTGGCGAGGGCGGTCGAACCACAGAAGATGAGGTTCGGCTTGCCACCGAAGCGGGTCAACTGACGGACTTCGGCTCGGAGGAACTTGGTCAGCGTCTGGTTGGTCTTCGAAGCGATAATCTTGTTCGCCCCGACGGCCGCACGGTTACGCCAAGCGGCGACATTGGCACGGTCAAGACCGCCAACGGTGCCCGAGGTCGGGTCGTCGGTGATGAAGTGCGTGATGCCAGGGATGAGTTTCGAATCCTGGGTGCCGTCCTTCCAGAGCATGTCGTTGAACGTGCGAGCCCAGCCTTCGGCCATGTCAGCGAGTTTGTGCTCGAGAAGGCCAGTGAGGGCGGTCATCTCACGGTCGGAGTGCTTGGAGGTGGAGGCTCCGTTGAGGGAGTCGGTGACGGAGATGCCGTCATGCTTGAGTTCCGTCAGGGAGACGGTGATGCCAGCATGGATTTCCTTCCAGTTGTATTCGACCCGCTTCAGATTGGCGGGATTGTCGTACGTGACCGTATCGAGGTGCGAGAAGCCCTTGATGGCGGTGGTGTAGTCGAAGACGACGGGCAGGCTGATTTTGCCCTTGCCGCCAGGGAAACCCTTCTGACGCTTGGTGAGAGCGGCGAGCAGGGGCTTGTCCTGGATGGTCTGGGCGAACGGCTTGTCCTTGATGTAGTAGTCGAGGGTCGCAGCAGCGATGTTCTCGAGTTCTTGAACGGTGAAGGCCATAGTAGTATGTAGTTAGGGGGGGTTGTTACTGACGTGCAGCCGCCATCCGTACGACGTCGAGCAACGTCTTGGGTTGGGGCTTTGCGGAGACGGACGATGCCGAACTCGTCAAGACGGTCGAAGGCCGCTTCGGGATGAACGCACTCATGTCCTGGGTCACTTCCTGGTACGCCTTATCGACGATGGCCAGGGCTTCCTCGGCAGATTGCGGTTGCACCGTCTGCAGCACGTTACGGACTCGGTCCATGACGAACTTCTGCTTCGCAGAATAATCGGGGTCACGACGCTTCATGGTCTCCTCCCATCCCATCACCGCCTCACGGGCCGAAGCCTGCTTGGCGTTGAAATCCTGTGCCTGCTGTTCTGCCACCGCCTGCTGCTGTTGAGCGGCAAGGAAGTTGGCATGGGCCCTGGCTCTCGCCAGTTCTTTTGCGGACTCGACGTCCACATCTCCCATCTCGACCTTCTTCTCGATGTCTTCGGGAAGCGTTTCGCCGACGATGGGTGCAAGTCTTTGCAGATGGCCCTGCAACACACGATAAGCCTCCACTGGGTTGTTCTTGATGAGAGCCATCACCTGGTAACCCTGAGCCACCTCTTGAGGGGTCAGACGGTTCACAGACATGTACGTCTCAATCTTACCGTATTCATCGGAACGAGACTTGAAGTTGTCTCGCTCCTGAACCAGTTGTTTCCAGCGGGGGTGATTATGGAACGGGAGTTTGTCCTCGGCCTTCTGTCCGCTGGAAGCGTCGTCCTTGACCGCTTTTTGTCCAGCCTGAGAATCCTCGGATGTGTCCTCTTTATCCTCCGTAGCCGACGAAGCCACGTCGGTCTTGCCCTTGTTGGCGACGTTTTTGACAACGTCTAGAAGGGTGGACCGTTTCTTGTTAGCGTCTGTCTCCGCAGTCGACGGGGTCTGCGGCACATCATTAGCGTCGTTACCCTTGCTCGTGTCCTCAGAGGTCTGGCTCGCAGACACATTAGAGGAGGATTCAGGGGCACCCGTGTTGTCGGTATCGACGGCGGACGAGGCCGTCTGGAGTTTATCGTCCGTGGTGTTTTCCATTTTGGTGGTAAAGTTACAATCTGTCTGTCTGCAGACAGGTCAAGCCCTATTTAGCCCATCACCATCGGAGGCGTGGCATTGTCTGTGGCCTGGGCTCCGTTGGCTCCAGGGGCGGACGGAGTCTGCTCCTGGTTGTTTGCACCCTGGCCACCCTGGGCGTTCGGGTCGTTGGCGACATCGCCTTCGATGGCCTTCTGGCTGGCGTTCTGGGCGACGATGGACGGGATGCCAGCGATGATGATGTCGGAGGCTTCCAGACGGTCGTCCAGACGGCGGAGCGTTTCCTTGGCGAACCAGTCGGGCGGAACGCCAGGGGTCTGCATCAGGACAGGGGCAAGACGCTCCCAGTTCTGGATTTCCTGGGCACGGTTGGGGCGGCCAGACGAACCAGCCTCGATGTCAAGGTAGAGCATCTCGGTGATTTCCTCGCCGCTGAACTGAGGCCAGACAGCACCAGGACCGACCACCTTGGTCACGTATTCGCTGGTGAACTCCTTCAGCATGACCTGGCCAGTGGCCTTGCAGATGGCCCCGAGGAACTCATCAAGGTCGTCGATGTTGGACCCGACCGCCGTCATACGACTGGATTCGGCCACGGAAACCTCGGTGGCCGTGGTGCCAGAAGCGGCCGTACCGCCGATGTTGGCCTCCTGGGACCCCAGGATACGAAGGGAATCGTCGATAAGCATCGACGTGTCGTACAAGGCGGGGTCGATGGCGACGGGCTTGATGTGCTGAAGGATGGCGTCGACGGACTGACCAGGCTGCAGACCACGCAGTTCGATGACCGCATGGGCGGGCCGCTCAGACAGGTTCTGCTTGTCCTTGTCGTCCAGCATGCCGTACGGGACGGCATAGGCGGGGCGGTTGGAATGACGGTGCTCACGCAGACCCTCACGGGCACGGTTGTAGGCAATCTGGACGGGGCGAATCAGACGGACGTCGGACTCGGGGAACAGTTGCTTCTCGTTCTCCGTCTCGTTGAAAACCAGCGGGAAAATGGGCCAGAAGCCTTCGAGTTCGGGCCAGGGGCACTCGGGGTCCTGCAGGAAGTCATGGAAGCCGTCGATGACGACGTACTTCATCTTGTCCTTCTTGGAGTAGATTTCCCAGACCACGCACTGGTCGCAGTCATCCTCGTTCTTGATGGCGGGGTCCTTGTACGGCGTGTAGTCGGAGCCGACGTCGACCTTGTAGATTTCCTTCACGTCGTCGCACGTCAGGATGAACTCCTGGGCGACCCAGTCGGCACCGAGCAGCGAGGAGAGGTGGCGGCACTTGGGGTCGACGATGATGGTCGTGGACGGCGGGAAGTCGAAGACCACGCCCTCACGGACGATGATTTCGGGCTTCTCGTTGAGTTCGTGGAGCATCAACTTGAGTTGCTCCGCCTTGGCCGTGTCGTTCTTGACCTCGCCGTCCTGGATGTCCTGCTGCAGACGCTCGATGGCGGCAATCTGCTCCGTGATGTCACGAATCTTGTCTGTGTCCTCTGGGCGTCTGTCTGTGACTCGCTCGAAGCCAATCTTCACGTAGCCGACGCCAGTCACGCAGACACGGCGGATGAGTTGCTTCATCTGGGCCTTGAAGTTGGGCTGCTGCTCGCCGATGACGTGCTCGAAAAGCAGTTCCATCGTGCGGGAAATCTTGTCCAGCATCAGTCGACGCTGCGTGCCCTGCTGCACATCTTGCATCATCTGGACCGCCTGGGGGTCGGGCGGCATGCCCTGCTGCATGGCCATGGCGGCCATGGACTGGGCGTTCTGAAGTTCGGCCATGGTCTCGTTCCAGACGGAGAACTCCATGCGTTTCTTGCGTTTTGCGGTGGCTTTCGGGTTCTTTGCGTAGAGGGCGGCGACACGCTGGGCGATGAGACGCTGCGTGATGTTGGCGACATACTTGTCGTCGCAGTCACCGTTCCACTGCTTGCCAGACACGAACTCCATGTCCTCGACCATCCGCTTGAACGCCTTCTCGTGCTTGGCCTTGCCGTTACGCACCTTCTCGCACCACGATTTCACGAGTTCCGCACGGCCCTTGTCAGGGTGCGGCACCTTGCGACGGATACGGCCTTCGCCCTCGGCCTGTTCCTGGGCGGGATTCTCCCCAGGGCCCATGTCTTCTTGTTCTGCGGGTTCCATTTGTCTGCGAAGGTGTGTCAGAATCCGCCAAGACGCAATAGATTTTGCCGTCTGCGTACGTCGTCTGCGGATTTCTTGAGCCAACCCATGCTTCCGACGGGGTATCCAGCGTGGATAACCTCCTGTCTGACGGACGCACCGACCTGCTTGGCGATGCCCAGACCGATGTACGCCAGGGCGTCGACGAAGTCGTCATGCTTGGCCGCAGGAAACTTGAGCATCTCCTGCTCGGCCTCCTGGTACCACGGTGCGAACTTCGGGAACCTGACCTTGCCCATGGCCATGCGGGCTCGGATGGCCTGGGCTCGGGTCATCTTATCCTTGGCTGGCGTGACCTCGTCGATGGCGGCGTAGATGTTCCGCTCCTGCATACGTTTGCGTAGGAACGGGCCGATGGACTTGGAGATGTGGCCCTTTTCGGCCCAGTACAGGAACGGCTTGTACCGCTCAATCAGGTCAATCATGGCCTCCACAACGTCGTCTGTCTGGGCCCGACGCCACCAGACGTCTGGCAGAATCCAGATGTTGTCCTCGGAGTCCACGCCCACAGGAATGATGCAGGTTGCGTCACGGTCCTGGTCAACGGAGACGGCGTGGTCAGATGCGATGTAGTAGGTCAGGTCCTTCGGCAGTTGGTCTGGCATGTACCCAGACAGCCATGACTTGCGGATGAACTCCCCGTCCTCGGGGGCGGGCTGACCCTGGTAAAGTGCGGCAAAACCACGGGGATTCAAGGCCCTGGCTCGGTGCATGAAGGTCTCATCGAACCGCTCAGGCCACAGGGCCTCACCTGGCTTTCGACCCATCGGGTCGTCGTTCACCGCCAGGGCTGGCAAAGCCAGGATTTTCCAATGCCTAGCCTCCTCGATGTTGTAGCACTGGTTCTGAGGGTCGGTCAGACGGCCGATGAGGTCGTCCTCGTGCCAGCGGGTCATGATGATGACCACTCGGCTGCCCACGGACATCAGTCGGGACATCGCCACGTCCGTGAACCAGGCCCACATCTTGTCACGGGTCGACTTGGATTCGGCCTCCTCACGGTCCTTGATAGGGTCGTCGATGACCAGCAGGTCGGCACCACGGCCAGTCAGGGAGCCGCCTCGGCCTACGAACATGGACTGGCCGCCCTCCGCTGTCTGCAGCAGTTCCGCAGACGCAGACCCCTTCCGCAGACGGGCGGTCGGGAAGACCTGCTTGTAGACTGGCATCTGCACGATTTCACGGACCGCACGGCCGAAATCCCGAGCCGTGTCCTCGTTGTACGTGGCAAAGATGGTGTGGCGGTACGGGTCCTTGCCCATGAACCAGGCGGGGAAACGACGGGACGCCAGTTCGGACTTACCGTGGCGTGGCGGCATGGTGATGATTAGCCGCTGGATGGTCCCCTTCTCCACTTCCTCCAGGGCTGCGGCGATGACCTCGTGGTGCTTGACCGCCTGGTAACGTGACTTCGTCACGTCGTCTGGGTCGTCTGGGTCGGCCAGCGTCAGACGGGTGAACTCCAGCAGGCTGTGCCTCGCACGCTTGATGGCAAGAAGACGCCGTGCGGCCTTCAGTTGCTTCTGCTGGGCCGCACGGATGTCCTCGTGCGAGAGTTGTGTCGGTTGCTCTGGCATCAGGAGGCGGTCACCACGGCGACCTCGGCCTCAACTTCGGCCTTGGTCGGCTTGATGATGAGGTCGAGTTTCGAGTGGGATTTGCCGCCCTTCTTGAACTCAGACAGGCCGTAGACCTTCTTCGACTCGACGTCGACGAAGGCCACCCAGGAGTTCTCGGGGATGATGATGGTCTCGCAGTTGGTTTTCATGGTGGTAATCAGTAGTAGTAGCCGCCAGCACCGTCGGAGTAGACGTCGTAGCCGCCAGAGTTGCCAAGGAAGGTGCCGTAGGAGTACCAACTGTTGAACAGGTTGGCCGTGTACGCACCGCCCAGGCCGTCAGCAAAGCGGTCCTCGGTGTAGGTGCCAGCCAGCAACTGCTCGCTGGTCAGGGCAAAGTTGACGTACAGGTTGCCGCTGCCCTGGGAAAGTTGGTAGCCGTAAGGACGGTGGAAGACGTAGTAGTTGCCGTTGCCGTCGTACTTGACGGAACTGCCGAACTCCAGCGGGCCTTCGTAGATGAGGTAATCGGTGGCGGCATCCCAGATGGTGGTCGCCTCAAGGAAGGTACCTCCGCTGCCGTCTGCCTTCACGTTGGCGAACTCCTTGTGGTAGGCGAAGGAACCAGACTGACCCAGGCCAGACCACGAGAACACCAACTGGCTCATCATGTAATCCGTGATGGTGCAGAACCCGTAAGGGTACCAGCAACCGCTCTGGTTGACGCCGCTGTTGGTGTAGGTGCCACCGTTGCCGTTGGCAAATACCTTCGTGCTAAGGAAGTTGCCCGTGAACGAGACACCCAACTGGTCGTAGGCGGTCGTCTCGTCGCAGGACGCAGAAATCAGGTATCCGTTCTGCGGGAAGGCCAGGTCGCCGTGAACGACGACGCCCTCGGTTGTGACGATGGCCTCGACGTAGGACTTCGGACCCTTCGTGAAGAACTTGTCCTCCACGTTCATCACCGAGTTGAAGCGGATTCGGTTGGTGGCGG